TCCTCTTTCACCGCGCGATAAACAGCATCAGCAATTGCATCCTGCTTTGTCTTAATCTTTTCATACTCCTGCAATAACTTTGCATATGAAACTTTTAATTCAGATTCAGTTGTCGGGGCTTTCCCGATAACCGGATTTACGGGGACTTCTACAAGTCCATTTTCTTTTCTAAACTTGCACAAGCCCAGAGAATCAATTGATTTTCTACAACTTGCATCTGCATATTTTTGGTTTTTGGTATTTGGCTCAAAGGTCTGATTACAGCCTTCTGCTTCACATTCTTTCATTCGGACTCCTTTACAGTCACGAATATAATACCATAGGATATTTAGATGCTTGGTCTTTTAAGCCTGTTTTCTATGGGTTTATTTTGAGCGTGATTACGCTTTCTTGTATGAGGTTTTGTATTCTTAACAACAGCCCTCATTTTCTCTTTTCTTGTAGCAGAGGCTTTATGGCCTTCTTTATGAACAGCACTATGTTCTGAGTGCGTACATAGAAAAAGATTGTCTAATCTATTATCAACTTTAATTTCATTGATATGATGAACTGTTTCCCAAGGCTCTAAATAGCGGCCTAAATACTCTTCCATAACAAGACGATGCTCATAAGCATATCCACGAATACTTTTAGGGTGATCGGTCTTTAAGACTCGTACATAACCTTTATCATCAATGTATTTACCACCGTTATAGTTTGCACTATCCTCACCAGATGGCATTTCATCGGACCATTTTACATCGTTTCTTTGAGATGCAAGTCCTCTATTCATTTTAAGCGATTCCGCCAGCATCCTCTATATAAAATTGCAGAGCACCAGATGAAGCAAGTACTGTCCAGTTTGAAGCATTGTTTGTACCACTTGCACCACCTTGAGTTCTCTGAATCTCAACAAAATAACTTTGATTCTCTAAAGATTGGTTGGCAATAATGTATTCGTAAGTCCCCGCACCAAAAGTAATATCGCCTCGCACAGCAAGATTATTTGCAATGGTAAGGCTATTAGCAGCTGTTGTTGCTGTATTTAAATAAGCAGCTACTCCAGAGTTTAAAACAAAAGAAGCAACAATGTCACCACTACCTGCAGTATTACCTTTTCTGAATCTAAGATAGTATGTGCTGTCTTCACCACCCGGATCATCTTGTGAAATGCCAGGAAGATTTAAAACCATTCTATAATATCTAGAACTTTCTATTGTTACTCTGTTGTCATATGCAACATTGCCAATAGTTTCTTGAGTTAGTGCAATAATCTTTGTGTTTGCAAATTGTGCATTTGAGGTATTAGTTACATTATTAGCGATAGTAGCAAGTTTTAAAATTCCTTTGGGCTTGTCATCATTAACAATCTTAACCTGGTCAATATTGACCGACATTTGATTAAGACGGACACTTGTAATAGGTGTTGTATCTGACCATGAGACAATTGAGTAATTAGTGTAATCAGCCATATATACCTATTATACACCATCTAAAGTCTGAATAATGACCCCTGATTATTATATTTTGAGTCAAAAAAGTCTTTTTCTACACCATTATCTTAATTAAATGATGGATGATACAAAATCATATTTTCAAATCTTCTATAGCAAAATTGCTCTTTAAACCAGTTATATACAGATTCTGGCATTAGAGCAACCTCTTCAATTGGTGGGCGTTGTCTTGCATTTTCATTCCCAGAAAGATAACGATAAATCTGCATATCAGTTTGCAGTAATTCAATTTCAGACTTGATATTGTCTGGCATATTGAGCGCTTGAATAAAGTCTTTTGCTTTTTTGGATATGGTTTGGGTGTTATTCCAAGGTTCTTCTGAGACTGAAGCCCATTCATCAATTAATTTTATAAGTTCAAACATTGTTCTTGTTACGGCTGGTAATACAGCGTCATTATTATAGTTATCACTTAGCAATGTGCCATTAATAGGATTTAGCCTCAGATAAACAATATTTCCAACTCCCGGAACGGACATAATCACATAGAACTCTTGGAGCCTTGATATATCAACAGACTCTGCGAATGAATTGTGCGTTGCCCCTTCATTTGTCTCTCCGCTATCGTTCCAAAAAATTGGGCCATAGTCGTTTAGATCGCACCGTTCTCTAAGTGGATTAATATCTGCTGGTTCTACAATTCTTGAATTGAAAAAACAAAAAGAACCCCAAGAATGATCTTTCCCCATATGAAAAAATCTCTGCACCTCTTCAAAAAGAGAAATTTGAATTAATTGCCTTTCCCCATCCATTTCGGCGTATATATATGTTTTTGGCGTAAAAGTTTTATAGTTATGAAAAGCAATTAAAATTCTATCTTTTACAGAAAAAAGTGTATAATCCTGCTTTGGATAAATAATTTTATCTCCAGATATAGCATCAATACAATACATTTCAAAATTACTTAATTCAATTTTTTCAATAGCATCTATAGTTTGATGACTAAAGTTAGTCATATAGAATTTATCAAGTTTTACATTTGCCGAATCCCTCACCTGTAATTTTTCTAAATCAACATAAGGGCTGGGATTTGTTTCAATTTCTAAGCGAATTTGAGAAAATTTATTTAAAATTTCTGTATTCATTTCATTCCTTTAAGTTCTAATATTTCTGATTCAAGAATAGATACTTTTGTGTTTAACTCCTTGATTCCTTGAATTGCTAAAGCAACAAAGTCATCCACTTTCCAATAGCCAGCAAATAAAGTGCCATCTTCTTTTTTACGCCATGTAACGAGCTCTGGAGAGACTTCAAGAACATCTTCAAGAATAAAGCCCATTGATTTATGAGTTTGTTTTTCTAAAATAGAAAGTTCATCATCTTTATTCTCTTCAGTAAGTTTCCAATTAAATTTTTGTGGAGAAAGTTTTTCAATTAAAGACATGGAATCACTAATAGGGATAATATTTTCTTTTAAATCTCTATTTGAAGATTTAACCATAATTCTGCCAATAGTAGAATCTCGCACAAGCTGGTCACTACTACTTGATGTTGATGTGCTATACATATTGTAATGATCAGCGTCTACATAGCCATATCTCATAAATAACTGTGAATGAGTTAACCAAACCCATACCGTTTCAGTGTTTTCTGTTTCTGGAATTACATCATATAATATTATTCCAGATGCTGTCGTTGCACATCTGGTTGAGCCGTATTTAATATCAAGAACTGACTCGGAACTAGCCCCGACTGCTGGGTAAAGATTTACGCTTCTTATACCTGTAGCATTTCTCAATCCACTTGAGTTAATTGTCCAATTAGCGATGCTTCCTGAAGTTGCTGTAATTGTTCCAGAAATATTAGCATTTGTTGCTGTAAGATCACCAGATGCAGTCACATTAAAGTTAGTGCTTGAAATAGAACCATCTGAAAGAATATCAATACCAGGAGTACTAACGGAGTTGGCTATAATAGCTCCACGAATTGAAGCGCTGGAGAACTCTGCACTACCAGCATGTGTTATTGCCCATCCAGCATTGCCTTGCGCTGTTATAGTTCCATCTGAATTAATGGTGCCATTGTAATTTTTACTTTTAATAACATTATTAACAAGTATGATGTTTGAAGCAAGCTCCCCAGAAGTAATTGTTCCAGAGGCAATCTCTCTAGCAGTAATTGTATTCGCTTGAACCGCAATCCCCTTTGGGTTGAGAACTCTATTCTCAACAGTGCTAATAATAAAGCTTTCCAAGTTTTTGACATTTGTATCTTCAAATCTCCTTCTTGAAGTACCAACAGGGGCAACAGGGTATACTGGGAAATCAAATATAGAATACTTTGTATAATCAATCAGATTAGAAGTAAGGCCGTCATGCTTATGCCCATTCTCTCTTTTGAATATAACTTGATTTTCATTTATATTTATTTTTGGATCAATTGCCATTAGACTACCTTCCTTAAAGTAAGAGATTGAGAGATTGATTCACTATAAGAAAACTCCTGTGAAATAACCCAATAATCTTGATTTGTTATATCAAATGCATCAAGAGACGCAATTCTAATTCTATCACCTAATTGAATTTTTGGTACACACATTGTCTCAATTGTTATAATAGGGACTGGATCGCTAACCTTATCAATAATAAATTTAGCCATTTTTTGTGCGTGTTCTTCTGAAGTGATATATGGACTTTCAATCGTCAGTTCTTTTAGACCATATTTTCTAATGTTTTCAGAAAGAGACTCTTTCTTCTCCGTAACTTGTACCGTATTTTGCACTGAGATTACAGGGATGCCATAGATAGCAAATCCCGAAACAATATTTGTTCTTGGGTCTTCACCTTGGAGGTATACATGCGTATCGTATGCGACATTTGCAGAAGCAGATACAATGACTCTTGCCGTATAAGGATTGTTTTCAAACTTTAGAATATCAATAGTGTTTGGTTCATCATCAATTATCCCGGTTGCAATTGGGGAAAGGACTGTTACAGCTGGCTTTTTATCATATGTAACTTCATAATATCGAACTTCTCTAATCTTTGTATCAATTGGGACTTCATCAAGAATAGGGGTTCCAAATTTACCTCTTTCAACATCTAAAAAGAAATTATCCGATTTAGAGCCATATTTTACAATCTCAGTCTGATTGCCTTTACTGAAAGCAAGAAAGCCAACATTGGCAAATACAGGATTGTTAGTTGTTGAAACTCTAATACCCGTAGTATCAGTAAGGATTTCAGTCTGCAATCTGACAACGCCCAAAGAAACGCCATCATCAGCAGACCATAAAGTTTCTGGCTGATCTGACAGTTTTGAAATACTTGATATCTTTACAACCACTTTATTAGTTTGTATTTGGACATTTAAGTTTGAATCCAATATGTTTGTAGTATCACTGAAGTCATATTGCTTTACAGCATGTTGGTTAATTGACGGTTCAAAGAGTCTGTTGTAGTGTTCATAACGACCATAACCCTCTTCATCTATATAGAATCTTCCAAGGTCAGCAAGTGTAATTTCATCAATTGCTCCTCTTAAATGCTCCTGCTCAGAATAGAGATATGGGAATATTGCAACATACTCAACTTGTGATGAAATATATCGACCAGTGATTTCTTCTGGAGTTAGGCATCTTTTGTAAATGGCATATTCATCAATAATAAATTGCCTTGCAATTGAAGGAGCAATCTCTTGTGTTGAGAATCTTGCACCTCTTCCCCCAATTGTTGTATCAAAAATATTTGTAGCAATCTCACCGTTAATAACATCTGTGTCTTTTAACTCGCCATTGATGTAATAAGATACTGTTTTTGTTGCAACTTTATATGTTGCAGCAATGTGATAAAATTCTGATTGTGACAGGTTTGTATTGGCCGATACAAAGGATGTAGTTGTAGTAGGGCCAGTTGTTTTAATTTTAAAACCATGACTTGTTGAGTTATTATAATAAAATTCAAAACCATTTGTTGGGTTAGAATTAGCCCAAGATGATAAATACTCCCCATCGCCAATGTCAAAATGGCCATCATTAAATCTTGCAAGAAACTCTATTGTAAAGTCTTCTTCTTTTATTGCAATAGATGTATGTGTAGGTATTCGGATATAAGCATCATCAATAAGAAGAATTCCTTTGTCAGAGTTGTCAGAATCAATTCTTTGAGAATAACTTAATTGCGCATTACTATGTATAAAACCATCATTCTGATGATGGTTTTCTGATATGTTATTAATTGAATAACTTGACGGAACAACGCCAGTCAAGTTTCTTGAGCCTAAACCATCTCTTGCGACTACGGATCTAAACTGGGTAGCAGAAAGCAGAGTTTTTGTTGAGGTTGAATAAAGATAAGAATGCAAACTCATTGAAAAATTTGCATTACCACTGCCATGAAAGAACTCAATTTTTAAACGGTATGGAACTCCAGGAGTTAAGCTCATTGGGATAGAAGTTATTGAAACAGAAGAATTCTCTCTATTGGACTCCCCAATTAATAAATCGTCTAAATAAATTCTACCTCCGCCATTTGTTATATCTAAAACAAGACTTTGTGAAGATGAAGTTGTCGGGAAAAAATACCCATCAACAATTCCGTTAAAGTATTTTGTATAAGTAGTGGAGTCAATTACGCTTTCAAAAGTGTAGTTTATTAAATTTAAAGCATTAGTGGATGGCTGTCCAACATCACGCGGTAATGAAATATCAGGGGAATTAACTGTAAAATCTGGATCCACATAAGCATTGATACCTTTAATTCTTTCTTCTACTGATAAATTCTTCTCCAAGGCATCAGCTTTGATAGTTTTATAACTTAATTCTTTCCCTTCTCTCATACCCCAGAAACGACATCTTAATCCTGGCGCAAGAGTTGTAAGATTACCATTCTTATCAATTGAATCTTCACTAAATGAATATCTTGCAACCCCTCCAAGTTGAGAAATTTCTCTACTGTAGGGGAGGACTTGCTTAAAGTCAGCTTTAGGGAAATTCCTTCTTGAAAGAAGATTGTTAACAGCCTCGCTTACGGTTTTATCTTCTAATAAAAAGCCATTTGTAAGTTTTTTCTCTGTTAAGTATTTTGTCCAATCGCTTGCGGAAACAGATACAGTCATGTCAGAACTAGATGATGACCATTCATCAACGTAAAATTCTCCCATGCTGACATACTCGTATGGGTCAAATGTAACAACTGAGCCAGCAGTGTGAGTTTCTGCATCCGTTTGACCAACTCCTCTTTCAGATACACTAACTGTGTTTGTTGATGTAACGGCATTACAAAGAATAACTTCTCTATTTTCCTTATTTGGATTAATTGTAACAATAAAGTTATTATTAACCCCTCCTGCGGGGAATATATCAGAATTATCAACCGTGAAAGATGATGCTGAATTGCTCATATTGGATCTTAAAACGGTATTAGAAATTACATCATTTGTTTTTTTAATTCGCCATCCTGTTGATACATTTATTTTTAAATCTTTTTTCATGTATTTTCCATACAATGAAGAGTTGTTAAAGATATTCCAGTCTTTACCTGTATTGTCGAGCCTTAAAGTAAGCTTAGGACTTGAAGAACCACCAATTGGAAGATTGCTTTCATGAATGTCTCTTGCTCTTGAGATGCTGTAGTCAATTACATGGTCTGTAATATCAACTTCATATATTGGAGAAATTTCATGAATTCTTGCATAATCTAATCCATTCTTTGTAGAAAGAACAGTTATTTCAATTCTCTTTGCTAAAAAAGAAGACGCTATAGCACTATTACTATTTAAATAAATCTCTTTATAATATTCGTCATTCCCCAGTGTAAATGTCTTATCTAGAATATCAACTAATGAAGAGTTTTTTACTTTAACTCTAAAACTTTTAACTTGGCCATAATATTCAGATGTTGTAATTCTAATTTTATTAACTTTTCTTTCTTCAAAGGCGAAAGTAATAACCGGAGATGAAGCAAAGACACCATTAGCAGCGCTTCTTGTTTTAGACCACCACCCAAATTCATAATCACCATCTAGTTTGCTATCTGTATCAACACTTGTGGGGATGCAATGCCAACTTCCGTCAGCAGTGATTATCTTCCCATTCTTATCAAGAGCGTCTGTCACAGCCCAAGTAAAAGACTCTCTTTCATATCCATTAATCATCTGCTCTTCTGTAAAGTAATATCCAACTGAACCTTCTGATTTTACAGTATGAGCATCAGTATTTGTAATATTTGCATTACCTGTCAGCACATTCTCTAGAGTGATATGTCTACTATCTAATAGGTCAATTGTAATTTTTGGCTTAACATTCTGAGCTGTTGCTTCTATAGCGTTATTGAAATAATTTGATAAATTTACTCCATATGTGTTTTTTGTTAACATTACACCTCTTCCAAAGTTAAACTACAATCATATAAGTATACACCTTCATTGATATACCTTCTAACAAGAGTCTCTGAATAAGACCTGACAAAGACGGTATATGAGGTTTCAGTATACGCTGTAAGGCCGTTCTCGTCTTGATTAAGGACTTTTAAAACATGTGCATCTGGGTCTTCAGCTATCGAATTTAGAAAATCCCTACCGTGTCTGAGATCAACCGTATCTTCCATTGAGTTAGGAAGCATTGACCAAGAAAGATTAAAGGTTCTTCTTCCGGAACTTGTAGCTCTTTTATAGTATCTATTACTTCTATTATTCCAATTTCTATTCTCAATAAATAATTGAGAAAGTGAAGATTCAAAAACTCTGTTATGATTAGTTAATGGCTTGTTATCCAAAGTGAATAATGTTCTTATTGATGTATCATCAATATAAGATGGGGACAATCTAACAGGTGGTTTTACAATTGATCTAACTGTTATTGGCAACTGCACTTCTAAAGTTGAAATTGTTTTAGTTCTAAAATCTGCAAAAACAGAAATTAGAGATGTTGAACTCATTTTAGCAATTTTTATAGCATTAGTTGTAGAACTAGAAAGAATGTGAGCATCTGATACAAATTTTGTTATTCTTTGTAATGAACTAGATGCTGATGTTTCTATACCAACAGTAGAGGATGCTGTTGCTATTTTTTGAGTTGTCCCGGTAAGTTCAGATTGAATATGGACAATAGACAGAACATTTAATATCTCTAATGGCGTTGTTTCTTTTGTTACTTCAATTTCAATATCAGACTTGGCTTCAATAATCTTTCTTAGGAAAGGTGTATCAAAAGATGATTCTATTGTAATTGATGAAGACACACAAGCAATACGGACAGCAGATGATTCAACTTGAGAAGTTATCTGAATGAATACTTCAACTTTGACCCCGCCAATGTAGAAGTCAATATCATTAACTTTAGGGCTTATCTCATAATATTCATCAGCCATTATTGCTCACCTAATTCAATAGAAACATCATAATAAGAACATGCAGATTTTATATCTCTTCTTACTAGCTTCTCACTATAAGAATTAACAAAACAAGTATATGTCTTAAAATCATCTGCGGGGGATGCTTTTATTGATACTGTTACTGTCCCTCTTGTGTTCGCAAGCGATGACAGATAATCTCTGCCTCTTCTTCCGTCAACTGTGTGATCAGTATTGTTTGGTAGATATGTAAAATTTAAAGAGAATATTCTTTTATTCTTTCGAATGTATCTTCTAATCTTCCCTCTTGAAAGTTCAATGTCAGAACCAGACTGCTCAACCGATGAATTAAACTTGCGATTATGCTCTGTAATTTCCTGTCCATTTATTGACAATAGATGAATTAGACCTGTCTGCTGGTTTTGAATTGGTGCCATTATAGACCTCTATTAATTCCGCTATAGGTTGAGATTGTTGTGTTATTCAATCCCGCTGCTTTTTGATTTTGCGGAGCAACATTAACATTATAGTCTTTCATCATTGACTCAAACCATTGCTTTTCGCCAATAAAGTTCTCAACATAGATATGAGTTGTTGATGTGGAAGTAGATTGTCCACCAACTGGGCCAGAATATGATGGTGATTTAGGAGTGTTAAATCGCATATTGTTCATTGCTTGGAGAGCAGTAATGCCAATATTTCTAACTGCTGATGAATTAATTACATATTCACCACCATGAAGAATCGAAGGTATGCCCTGTGAACTAAAGCCCGAAACAAATCCACCATTGTTGTA